CCTTGCCCGCGATGGCCGCTGGCGGCGCTGCAGGCCTCAGGAACTCGCCAGGCTTGGCGCTGATCGGCTTTGCCGCAGAAGGCGCTGCAGGCGCCGGCATGGCAACCTCAGCGAACCCCGCAAGGGCCAGCAGCGGCCCCAGGAGCTTGCCGCCCGCGCTCGAGAGCCTGGCCAGGCGTCCGCCCTTGGCCACCGTTGCTGGGCCGCCCCTGCCCGCCGCAGCGCCGCCTCGGCCTGCAGCTGCACCAGGACCGCCGCCAAGCCCGCCAATCGAGGCATTGAGCCGCGCCACAGCAGCGTTTGCCACTGTCGCCGTTTGCGCCGTCCTGGCGTCCAGCTTGGCCCTGGCCAGCGCGCCGCGGTTGGCACCCTGGCCGAACATCAGGCCGACATACTTCATGCCAATGGCGCCGAGCTTGAGCGCCGTCAGGCCGGCAGCGGCGACGGCGATGGCGCCGGTGATGCCGGGGAACGTCTCAGCGGCCCAGCTCAGGCCGTCGACCATGGCGCCGAGCGGCGTCAGCACCGCATTGAGCGCCGGCAGCATGGCATTGCCCACCAGCGTAGAGAGCCTGGTCAGCTTGGCCGTGAACGAGTTCCAGCCGGTGCGCGAGGTGTTCGCTACCTCGGCCGCCTCCTGCATCATCGAGCCTTGTTCGCCGATCGCAGACGTCGCGTATTTGCTCTTGTCCTTGACCATGTCGAAGGCGCGTTGCACTTCGCCCAGGTTCTGCAGCAGCGGCTGGATAGCGCCGATCGATTCCGAGCCGAAAAGCTGGGTAGCGACCGCCGCCTGCTCCTCGACGGGCTCGGCGCGAATCGCCTCGAGCACCTTCATAATCGTTTCTGGCGCGTTGCCCTGCATGTCCTTGGCCAGGTCCTCAGGCGTGAACCCGAGCTTTTCCCAAACCTCCTTTTGCCCCTTGGTCGCCGCCTCGCCCTTGGTCAGCGCCGCGGTGAAGTTCTTAAAGCCGGTGCCGGCGATTTCCTTCTCGGTGCCAGGGTTGAGGAAAGCCGCCGACAGCGCCGCCGACTGCTCAGGCGTCAAGCCCGAGGCCTTACCGACCGCGCCGTAACGCTTGACCACCGACGCAATATCGGCGGCCGTGGCGTTGAAGTTGTTCCCGAGGTAGTTGGTCGAGTCCGCAAGGTCGAGCGTCTGCGTCCGGTCGAGCCCCATCGAGGCCCGCCAGCCGGCCATGGTTTCGCCGGCCGTCTGCGCGTCGATATCGAACGCCGAGCCCATGATCGCGGCGTCGCGGGTGAAATCCATAATCGCCCGCTCTTTCGCCGCGGGGTCGACCTTGCCGTCCTTGTCTTTCTGGTCGTTACCGATGCCCGATTGACCCGCGGCATATTCGATCTTTGCCAGGTCAACCGCCGTCATCCCCGAGGAAGCGATCAGGCGATCGCTCGCCATCTTGAGGTTTGCCGCGGCCATTTTCTCGCGGCCGCCCTCCTCGAAGTTGATCACCTTCCCGACGTCGGCCATAGCTGTTTCCAGCTCCATGGCCTGGTTGATCGGCCGGCTCGCCACGTAGGCAAGCGCCGCCGTTTCGACCATCTGCCCGCGCAGGTCCGCGCGCTTGTTGCGGTTCTCCTCGATGCGCCCCTGCGCACCCTTCACCGCCTCCAGCTTGGCCCGCTGGGAAGCCAGCGCGGCGTTGGCCGATGTGGTCGCAGCCTCGAGGCGTTTCTGCTCGCTGGCGAGCTTGCCAGTGTCGACGCCGGCCGCGGTTAGAGTCGCCTGCAGCCTGCTCAGCTCGTTGCGCTGGGTGCGCTGCGCAGCCCCGAGCGTGCGAACGCTGGCCGTAGCCTTGTCCTGCGTGGTGTTGAGCTTGGCGACGCTCGATTCGGCCGATTTGAGCTCGGCGGCGAGCCTGGCCTCCTCGGCGCGAGCCTTGCGAACCTGGCCCGCCGTGGCCTCAGTCGACGACGCAAGCGCCCGGTGCGCAGACGCGGCCTTTTCGTGCGCCATGGTCAATTGCTCGACCTTGGCCAGCGCGACCTGGTGCTCGCGGCCGAGCTTCACCTGCTCGACCCTGGCCTCCTGCAGCGCCGTTTTCGTGCCCGTCAGCTTTTCCGAGAGCTTGCCGTATCCGTCGAGCGTCCGCGCCTCGCGGTTGAGCTTCTGCAGCGCGGCCTGCTGGGCCTTGATCCCATCCTCGAGGGCGGCCCCTTTCTTCGTAAAGTCGCCGAAGGTACTCGAATAGGCATCGACCGCGGCTAAGCGCAGCGAATACTTTGATTCGGCCATGCCTACTCCCTTTTCACCTTGAGACGCGCGATCGCCAGCTCATAGCGGCGCATCGCCTTCTCGGCGTTCCACTCCAGTATTTCCGCCTCGCCTACGTGGTAGACCAGGGGCACAACGTCACAAATGACGTCGACGTCGTTTACTGAAAGAAGTCCGCCGGTTTGTTCAAAAAATTGTGCAGGCGCTCCTGCAGCTGGTTCCAATCGGGAATGCTCAGGCTCTGCACCTCGGGCACCGACAGACCAGTGCAGGCCGAGGTGCAGAAGTCCGCGCGCTCGGCGTCGGTCTTCAACTTGCGCATGGCCTTGGTGACTTTCAAGGTCGGCACCTGCAGCTGCAGGCTGTCGAGCATCTGGCCACCGAAACGCTTGATCGGGATCAGCAGGGGCGCGTCGTCAGGGTCCTTAGGCTTGGCGCCCAGGAAGTACGACGCCGGCAACGAAATGTATTCGTGAATCAGCCCGACCAACGACATGTAGTCGGGGCGCTTGAGCTCGTCGATAACGGCCTGCTCGAGGCCGCTGGACAAGCGCAACAGCGCCTCGAAACGATCGTCCTCGTCGGTGCCGGCCTCCTCGATCGCGGCGCGATGCTCGGCGACGCTGAAAGGACGGAGCGCGACGGCGGTCACTTGGCCACCGGCCGCCAGGCTGACCGGGAAACGCAGGGTGTGGCCGGGCATCTGCCAAGGCTGTTTTTCTTGCATGGGAGGCATTCCTTACAGGCAACAAAAAGCCGCCTCGAGGGCGGCGATTTGGATCAGGGAGAGGAGGACGATCAGTTCGACAGCGCGACCAGGCGGCGAGCGCCCTTGAGCAGGTCGCGGCCGTTGACGACCACCTTCTGCGTGCGGGTGTCGATATCAGTCATCAGCGCGCCATTCTCGAGGCGCATGTAGCTGCGCAGCATGATTTCCAGGATGGTGACGGGCTTGTCTTTCATCTTGAGGGTTTTCTCCTCGAAGACTTTCAACTTGCCGCTGCAGATGTAGTAGGCGAACCACTCGTTATCGTCCTGGTCGACGCCGGCCTCCTGGACAGTGAGCATCACCTCGTCGCCGCCAGTGACGCCGAGCGCGGTCATGATCGGCAGGCCAATGCCGTTGAGCGTCAGTTTCGCGCTCAGCGACTTCATGCCGACGGCCATTTCCTCGGAAATGAAGCGGCCGCCGCGCATTTCCTCGACTTCCATTTCGATCTTGGGAGGCTCGAATTCCTCGATGGTTGCCATCAGCGGCAAGCCCTGCAGCGTCGCGGTGATCAGCTGCCTTACGCGGTTGGTGAACATTTACAGTACCTCTCCCAGGAATTCCTCGATGATCGAATCGTCGGCGTTGAGCTGGTAAACCATGTGCTCGTTCGGCGCGTAGCGGCCGTAGTTGATGCACAAGTACCAGGTGCCGTTTTTGTACTTCTCGATGCTGTTCAGCTCGGGGTGCAGGAAGACGCGACCGCCCGGAATGGTGCCGTCAGCGACCAGCGTCTGCAGCCACAGGTCAATGCGCTTGACCTCCTGCTCCATGAAGTCCTTGGTCAGGTTCTTGGCCATGACCTTTTGCGCGGCGCCCACCAGCTTGCGAGCGACAGCGTCCTCGAGGCCTACGTAGCTGATGAATTTGCCGGTGATGGTGCGGTTGCCGATCAGCGAGAAGCCGCCCAAGGTCGTGCGGGCGTAGTAGCTGATCCCGTAACGGTTGAGCAGGTCGCCGTCAGTGGTCTTGTCGAGAATGTTGTACTCGACCATGCGCGAGACGTCGGCCGCATACGTGACCTGGTTGCCGGGGCTCTCCCACTGCTTGACCGAGGCGAGCGCGGCGATCGCCAGGCTCGACGGCGGCAAGAACACGTTTTCTTGCGCCGCTTTCGAGTAGACGGCGGGCATCTGGTGCACCAGGTAGCAGCGGTCATAACCGAGCGAGGCGCCGCCAATCGCTTCGCTGTTCTCAACCTGGCCGGTGACGCCAGTGTCCTTGCCGTCCAGGACAACGCGAGCGCGAATGCGCTTACCGATCGAAGCCAGCTCGCTGTGCACCGACTGCTCGGACGAGAAGCCAGGCGCGCCGATGATGGTCGGCTCTTCCTTGCACAGGGCCAGCGCCTGCAGGCCGAGCTTTTGCCCGGTGACGGGGTCCTCGCCGCCAATGACGTTATTGATCGTCTCGGCCGGGGTGGCGCCCTTCTCGACCACGACGACATAGATCGCAACCTGCGTGACCTTGAGAATCGCCTTGACGACGTTGATCAGGGTCCCCGACTCGGCGCCGGTAGGGTCCAGCTGCTCGGCCAGGGTCAGGCCGTTGATGCGGAAAGGGGAGTTGAGCGGGATGGTCGCGGCGCGGTTTGGCGCGGTGCCGACGATGGCGACGACGTTGTCGCCAATCCCGCCCATCGACTCGGGCGGTTCGGTCGCCTCGAGGGAGACGCCGTTGTGTTCAAAGTTCGTTACCAGGGCCATCGCTTAGGCTTCCTTCGCAGAGGTTTTCTTTGCCGGGGTAGCCGCTGCAGCAGCCTCTGCCTCGGCCTTGATGGTGGCGGTCAGCTTGATGCGGCCGACGGCCTCGAGCTGCTGGGCCTGTACGTCCAGGAGCTCGAGCTCCTGGCCCGCGGTCGACCAGTGACCCCCGGCCATCGGGAAGGGGATCAGGACGGTGTATTTCTGGCGTTGAGCCATGGGCTTTTCTCCGGGCACAAAAAAGGCCGCATCAGCGGCCGGGAGGAGGGTCAAATTTCTTTCCAGGGGTTGAGCTTGAACGTCAGCCCCTTGGCCGGCTCGCTCGAGCCGGCATGCTCAGGCCTGATCTTGAAGCCCAGGCGAATAACGAAAGCGCGCGTGTCGGTCAGCTGGCGCACCAGGTAGAAGCCACACCAGAGGTTCCACCGGCCGGGCCGCTTGGCGACCACGAACTGCCAGCCGCCTGCGCCCGGCTTGTCCTCGACCAGGACCTGCCCGAGGCAGCCGATCAGGCACTCACTCACCGGGCAGCTGAATAGGGCCAACTGGCGCATGTTGTTGGCCGGGTTGCGCACCGCAGCCCACCAGAAGCGCGCGAGCCAGCTGGTAACTGGCAGCGCCGGCAACGGCAGGCCGAGGCGCCGCAGGAGCGGCAGCAGCCCGAACAGCACCAGGGCGTCGCAGTTGTCGGCCCACCAGTTGCGCTTATCGCCGTCGAGGCCGTCGAAGTCATTGCCCCACAGCCACGCCCAGCGGCGCAGGTTGACGATTGGCCGGCCATCGCTGACCGATACCGCGGCGACCGGGAAGAACGCCGCCAGCGCCACGACAGGCAGCCCAGCGACGATCGCAGCCAGGCGCGCGACCACCAGCACCGCCCATTGCACCAGGGCGAACAGCATCGCCAGCAGCCACAAGGCAGCCGGCAGGATTTTCTCGAGCATTGGGAACCCTCAGAAACGCGAAAGCCCCCAAGCGGGGGCTTATCCAGGACGAAAAAAACCGCTATCGCGACTCGGTTAGTCGAGAGCCGGTGAAACCGGCCAGTCAACATCGGCAGGACTGACGTAGGTCTGCGGGATATCACGCAGCGCTTGACGATACGTTGCAAACGCGAGGCGCCGCTCCTCGGTCAGCGGCGAGTCTGGCGCCTGCGTATGATCGGTCAGTGCAATACGACGATCACGCTCAGCGCGCACCA